GTAGCAAAAATCGTTAATTTTTACATACAAAGGACATAATCATGTGGACAAAACCATCAGCAACTGAAATGCGTTTCGGCTTTGAAGTTACAATGTACGTTATGAACAAGTAATACCTTTAGAGAGGGTGTTCCTAGAAAGGAACATCCTCATCTACCTCTGCCTGTTTAGGCTTCACATCACCATCTTTTAGTTGTACCGTTCCAGAAATAAACTTACCGTTTTTCCCCTCACGAATCCAACCTGCAATCCTAAACTCAATACCGTCTACGTTTGCAATCCCAGTGTAATTTGGCTTTTTAGGATTGTCCCCCTGATCGTTCTTAAACAATGTAAAGGTGTTAGTGTTATCATACTTTTGTTCTGCCATGCTTTTCTCCTTAAGTTATCTAACTGCGTTTTTACGTCTAGTGTAATGCCTTTTCACTACTGAACCTCTAAATGCGTCTGGATTTTCTTCTAATATTTCATCTATTGCCGCATGTAGTTTTTCCATATACGGTGCTTGTCCATCCTCACCTAAATCCCAAAACTTTCTTGGCGTTAAACCACTAGAAGCCATCATAAGTTTTAGTCTTTGTTCTTCTGTTAGTCTCATTTAATTTCCTTTAGTTTGTTGATTACATCATCTACTTCATCTAAAAACTGCTTTACTTCTGATTCTAACTCTTTTTGGTAAACAGGGTCTGCTTCCACACGCTTTACGAATAACTGTAAATGCTCTGGAAACATTGGGTTATAGCTAACAAAATCACACCATTTACGACCAGTCACCAAAAGCTGAAATTGCACTTGCGGTATGTATTTACTTGGAATATCTTGAGTCATCAATGTTTCTGTATGCGTACTTCCCATAGGACATTTAATTTCAAGAATACCATCATCTCCAACCATACCATCTGGACTTGCACCAGCTTCCAAAGTAGGATGCTTAATGAATCCTACTTCTTCCACTGCCCCGAATTGTTGCACATATCTTTCCCTAGCATAGAACTCTCTATCAATTCCATCTTGCATTGCTTGGTTAATATATGTTTCTTGCCTTTCACCTGTAAGTCTTTCGCTTACTAGTTGAATCTTGTAGTTACGTCTAGAAGCAGATTCACCAGACTTAATTTTTGCTAGCACATCAGCTACACGGCTGGCTGTTACTTTGCCTAGCCGTGCCTGAAACCATTCTTCTGAACGTTGTTCCATTAGATAAAGTCCTCTGCTTTAGTATCTTTCATTTTAATAACAGCACCAGCACTAGCATCTACTACGTCATGTTCAACAATCTCAAGTGCTGCAACCCATAAATATCTACGAATATAAGTTTGTACTGCTCCCAAGTTTTGAACTTCATGGCAACCTTTAAGAGCAGCAGTAGACATAGGGCTTGTAATTTGTGTTTCTGAACCATCTTCAATATCTGTGATAGTTAATGTAGCAATTTCTGTACCAAAAGATACAACTCCACATAAACTTAAATCATCAAATATTTTTTGAATGGCTGGTAAAAAATCACCTAGTTCAAAGTATTTATATCCAGCAAATTTATTGTGACCAGATTTAGTAAGATTGGTATTTTGTAATGCTAATCTAGCCTTCATTAATTTTTTATAAACTCCCATCTTGCTTGTCTCCTTTATGTATTTGTTTACTTCCTTCATTTGTTGTTGCATCATTACTTGATCGTGAAACATTTGTTGATCCATAACGCTTCTCCCATTCGTCATTAGATTGTTTAAACTCTTCTACCATATCATGCAATATTTCTGATACTCGTCTTAAATTAGATGCCATAAAAAATAACTCCAAAATATTACTAAAAACCACTTTACCACATAATAGAACTTTTGTGTAAACTTTTTTTGCAATCGTTCATTAGTGATAATACGAATAAATCTTTCCATATCAACTCCTAAACTAGAACACACACTATACTCCTAGTCAATATGAATGTCAACAACTATTTTAATAAGGGGGTATTTATCCGACTTTTTATTTCTTGCTTTTAATTTTTAAGTATGTTAATATGCCTTTACGTTAAATTAAGGAGACAAATATGACGTACCAAGAAGCAGTATCACATTTTAAAACTAAATACCAAATGGCTAAAGCATTGGGTTTAACAAGACAGGCTGTGCAACATTGGTCTAAAAATTTAGATAAACCTATTCCAGAATTGCGTGCATATCAGATTAAAGATATTCTTGCTAAACAGGGAGAAAGCAATGCGAATAAAGAATTGGGATAAATTTAATTACTACAATACATCTAATCCAAAATACAGAAAAGAGATGACATGGTTTAAGATTTATGGTAGAGATGTTTTAAATAATTTAGACTGGTTTAAACTAACTTCAGATCAAAAAGCAACACTTTTTGAGCTATGGTGTTTAGCTAGTCAAGATGAGGGTAATCTTCCTAGTGTAGATATTATAGCATTTAGGTTGCGTAAAGAAGAGTCTTATATAATCAACATGTTAGAAGTTTTATCTGAATGGCTTTGCACAAGTTCCGCCCAAAGTGCAGACGATGGGCAGACAACATCCGCCCCAGATAAGATAAGAGAAGATAAGATAATATCTATTGTGCGATTCGAAGAGTTTTGGAAAGAGTATCCAGTCAATAGAAAAGTAGGTAAAAAACCATGTATGGATAAATGGGCTAATAAGAAGTTGGATAGCATTGCAGATAAAATTATTACTCATGTTAAAGCAATGAAACAATCTAAACAATGGAAAGATGGATTCAATCCAGCACCATTAACTTACATCAATCAAGAACGATGGGAAGATGGAATTGAAAAAGTCAGAAGTCAATGGGATGGTGTTAAATGAATATAGGTGAAGCATTAGAGAAGTTGACGGTCAATAAAGAAATCATAAATGAATATTATAAAGGGGAAAATACAAATGCAGAATTTCTTGTTAAGAGTACGGATGTTTTTACTGAAGATGTCGTTAAATATTTTAATTCTGAAATACACAGCGGCAAATCGTTGGGCTTTATTAAAACGGAAGATGACTTCAAGATAAGACCTGCTGAATTAACTGTATTGACAGGAGTGTCAGGACATGGTAAGTCAATGTTCTTGTCGCAAGTTATTTTATCATTAATGAAACAACAAACTAAATGTTTAATTGCATCACTAGAGATGAGACCTGTGCTTACTATTGCTCGTATGGTTCAGCAAACATTAAAGTCATCAGAACCTACGGATGATTTTATTATAAAGTTTTGTGAACGTGCAAAAGATAAATTATATTTGTACGATCAAACAGGTTCAACATCTAGTGAAGACATGATAGCAACATTGTATTGGGGTAAACATGTGTTAGGTGTAGAAGTATTTGTTATTGACTCTCTTATGAAAATGTCAGATATTTCTGAAGACAATTACGAGAGACAAAAACTTTTTATAGACAGACTTGCTACTTGTTGCAGAGATTTACAAATACATATTTTTTTAGTTGCACACACAAGAAAAATGGCAGACGAACATGAAGTGCCAGATGCTACTCATATTTTAGGCTCAAGTCATATTCGCAATTTATGCGATAACATCCTCTGTGTGTTCCGCAACAAGAAGAAGGAATATGATATTGAAACAGGTGAGAAGACAGAAGAAGAGTTAAAAGGATTACCAGATTGCATGGTGTATTTACAGAAGCAACGTAACTATCCTGTGGAAGGAAAGTGGGGATTTTGGTTTGACAAAAAAGGATTAACATACAAGGAGAGACCGTAATGAAAAAATTAACAGACTATCAAATAAGAAAACAATGGCGTATTAAATTGCATGCTAAACGATGTGATGATAATGATCAATCTACTGAAAGATATAAACGTGACGCTAAAGTTTTAAATAGATGTATGAGTATTTATAAAGTAGAGGGAACAAGAGCAACATGGGGACAATAAATGATTTTATAAAAAGTTGCAAAGAACTATTTGGCGATGATATAATATACAAAGCGACATCTAAAGACGGTGTAACTTTTAAATCTAAAGGATGGAGAGACAGTTATGATTCGGTTCGTTTTAACGAAATACAACCTAGAGAATTTCTTGGAAAAGATTAAGACGTTAGACTTATCTAAACGATGGAGAGTTAATGTGAATGAAGAAAAAGCAGTGCGTTCACTAGAACAAAATGAAAGATTGTGGTCACTATACGGGTCAATAGCTAATTATCTTGGTGAAGACCCAACTACAATACATGAACTTATGGGTTATAAATTTTTAAGAGAACAACGTGAGATATGTGGTAATCCTGTAGAGCTTATTAAATCAACAACAAAACTTGACAGCAAACAAATGGCGGATTATCAAAACTCAATAGAAGTTTGGGCGAGTAGTCTTGGCTGGAGCTGGGAACTATGAATTTTACTCATGCAGTTGTTGATGATGGTGAGATCATTCGTAAGCATCGCTGGTCTAAACGTGAAGCTAAATGGTATAAAGACACTCACCCAGATGTGCAAGTTATAGAATTACCTAAAGAGCCTGTTAAACCTTTTAACACTAACGACTATGAGGAAGCACCTTTCTAATGAATTATAGAAACAAGAAATTGTTAGAAGCAGTTCGTGAGTTTCCTTGTGCTATGTGTGGTAAACAAGATGGAACAGTTTGTGCTTCTCACTCTAATCAACAACGTGATGGCAAAGGCACAGGAATTAAAGCACATGATTACAGAATCGCTAGTCTTTGCTATATGTGCCATGATATGATAGACAACCATAAAGATTTAGATAAGCACGAAAGAGTAGAGGCATGGGAGTCTGCTCATCGTAAAACTATTGGTTGGTTATTCGAGAAAGAAATTTTAACTATAAAATGATAGCTGTATTGTTTGCAAGAGATGACAGTAGATATAAAGAACTTAATGGATATGATGTATACGATATTCACAGAGATGCTAGAAACTATTGTAAAAATTATCCTGTAATAGCACATCCACCATGCAGGGCTTGGGGTATGTTGTCTCACATGGCTAACCCTAGACCAGATGAAAAACAATTAGCTTATTTTGGATTGGCACAAGTAAGACTCAATGGAGGTGTGTTGGAGCATCCAGCTGGGAGTCGTTTGTGGAAAGAAGCACCATTGCCTTTAGGTGATGAAGTAGATGAGTTTGGAGGGTTTACTATTGAAATTGACCAATTTGACTTCGGTCATGTTGCACATAAAAATACTAAACTTTATATTTGTGGAATAGATAAATCTAATTTGCCACCAATGCCGCCTAAAAATTTATCATCAACAGATAGGTCAATATGTGGGAATGTTAAAGGAACAAAACGTTGCACACAGTATCAACGTGAATATACACCAGATGATTTAATTGTATGGATGACTAAAATATGTGAAAGGATAATTAATGGGTAAGGGTTCTGGAAGAAGACCATTATTAATTTCTGAAAAAGAAGCAGAAGATAATTGGAATAAAATATTTGGAAAGAAAAAACAATCTCGCATTGATACTGTAGGTCAAAATGGTAATGATGGATTGCATTATGAATACGAATTAAACAAGTCAACAGGTGAAGTAGAAAAACGTTTTCTTGATGGAGTATCTAAACCTAACGAAAGTCAATTTGATGGCGACTAGCCCAACGCAGTTAAGTCTTAAGAAGTTAAGAGAAGAAGGCTACCTTGTTGCTATTACAGAACGATGGAACGCATTTGCAAAGATAAGACAAGATATGTTTGGATTTATAGATTTACTTGCTATCAAAGATGGTGAGATACTTGCAGTGCAAACTACATCAGCTAGTAATATGTCAGCAAGGGCTAATAAGATTGCAGATAGTGAGCATGTAGGAACTGTTCGTAAGAGTGGCATGAAAATACATATTCATGGGTGGGTTAAATCTGGAAGAAAGTGGGAATGTAAAGTGATGGATGTATCGTGAAGCCACATCAAAGACAATACGAAGTGCATGGCAAGTCAGTCAATCTAGAGAAGTTTAGAATACATATTTTAGATGTCATCGAGAATGACGCATTAACTATTCCACAAATAGCAGTAGCATTAAAGACTGATGCTAGAAGACTTATGGGTGTGTTGTATAATATGCACGCAGCAGGTCTAGTAAATGTCAATAAGCAGAATAGATTTCTTATATTCTCAAAAGTTAAAGTGCCAATGCTACAAGACATATATCACCCTATGCCAGACTTTAGCGATAGGATTAAAAGTATTTATATTCATTCAAGCGAGGAATAGATGCACATAGATAGATTAAAGCAAATACTAGACGATTGGGCTTTGTGGATGCACGCACCTAGCACAAAGTTAGGATACCCTAGCAAGTCATTAGGTATGATTAGCGGTGGCGAGTCTACTAGCGATGCCTTTGAAGACATGGTATCGGAAATGGATATGACCAATGTCAGAACCATTGATGCAATTATAAGCAGTTTAGAGCCAGATCAAAAGGATGCAGTTTACGCTAGATACCTTAAAACCTCTAAATACGATGACTATGAGTACCAACTGGCACTAGCCTTTGATAACATGCTAACTATGGCTTCTAGGCGTATTGTCGCTTGACAGTAGAATATGTTTTATGATATAATTCGGTTGTTGGGATAGTCTCGCCCAGCATTTCCGTAGTAGTTTTAAGCCCTTGTAAATAAAGGGCTTTTTTATGGGTAAAATATGAAGAAACCAACAACAAAAGCAGGTAAAGCTGCAAAAGTTAAAAAAGTAATGTCAGAATTCGGTAAAGGTCAATTAAATATTGGCAAATCACCTAAAAAAGTGAAGTCTCAAAAGCAAGCTGTCGCTATTGCCTTATCTATGAGTGGTCAAGCAAAAGGCAAAAAGAAATAGCAAAAGTTTCAATTAAAATGTAGAAAAATCAGGTGAAAAATCCATTTTCTAAATTAAATTTCGCCAAAAGATTTTAGGTACATTTTCTCACATATGTGGTATTAAGAATGAGAATCATTCTCATTAAGTATTTAGGCAAGGCTTGCCCCTTAAGCTTTAGCAAGTTTTTAAAAATAATCGTTTTTAAAGCGATAGCATGCCCCTTGTAATTAAATACAATTTTAAAAAGCCCCATAATATGGCTATAAGCCTTAAATAATTAATTCATGATATAAGCCCTTAAGAAAAGATAAAAGGGGCTAAAAAGCCCCTTAAAATCGGTTTAAATAGATTAAATAGCTAAAATAGGGATTGTTTTTACAATAAAGCCGCTTGTATCTTTTTTTGCCTTGCCTTTAGCATATAAGCCTAAAATAGTATTTTTAGGGGCTAAAAATGTAAGATCGCTTTCATCGCCGTTTAATACTTGCCTATTTAGAAAATATGCTGGTAAATTTTGAGAATCAAAAACAGCAGCAATTCTCATTTTGTTTTTAATAGCGATATCATTAAATTTTTGAAATTCTGATTTATTAGAATAGCTAAAAGTGAGATCATAATTTTTTGGCAATTCTTTTCTATTTGGATTTTTTGTATAGTCATAGAATTGAATATCAGGAAATAATTGGAAAATAGTGACGCTGCGGATTTTATTATGTATAAATTCATAATCAAAATATATATTTTCCCATTCAATGTCACTAGTACCATTTAATCTTATGACTGGTATTAAACCCTTTTTAATTGCTGTCTTTTCTAAAGCATGTATTTCAAGGGCTAATTGATTCATAAAAGCATTTAAATCAGTATTAAATAGTTTTGTACGATTTAAGCGGGCATTTTGTACATTATTAAATATGCCCCTTCCTGCGGTATATAGGCAAGCTTTTTCGCATCCTGCCGCTTTTGCGAAAGGGCATAAGTTTTTCCCGCCTAAAGTATATGGGGCAAGGTACATAATTCCCGTTAAGTAACCTTTTTCAAGCCCTTTGATTGTTTTTGTATCGTGATTGATTGATAATAATTTCATTTTATAACCCTTTTTATAATTGTAATTGTAAAAGGCTAAATATAGCCCTAAAGCCTTCAAGCGATTAAAGGCTTTAAGATATATCTAGATAGGCTTTCCGCCTAAAGCTTGCTTTATTATTTTGTTAGCTAGTTTTTTATTGTTTACTAGAAAATATCGCTGGTTTATAAGCCCGCTATCCTTATATTTGAATAATTCATTCATAAACAGCATTAAGCCCTGATTATCAAAACGGGCTATTTTCTTTTCTTTAAAATCGATAACATACATAATTAAGCCCCTTTAGGTAAATTCATACCGATTTTTGCATTTTCATCTTTTGCAAAATCAACGGCAAATTGTACAAGCTCACTAGCTGCCTTTTCGCTAGGGGCATAATAATAAATACAATTCATTATTGATGATAGCAAGCCTGCTAATTGATCATGATGCGGATTTTCATTTAAAAATCGTTTTTCATTATAATTAGATATATATTCAAGGGCATTTAAGCCCGATTGATAACCAATATCAAAAAATTTAGCTGTTATGTCTTTTTCATTCATGATAGCCCCTTATAAGATAGCATTAATTAAAGTATTTAGATCTTTTTGCTTTTTGGTATGAGTGACTGAAACCCATTGCCCGTCAATAAAGGCTTGATCGATATCATGAGAATATATTGATCCGATTTCATCAAATATACCTTTTACATTGGCATAACGTATGTTACCTTTTTTATTATCGATTAAAACAGCACCAAAGCCGCTTTTTAGCAATATTTGAGTACCTTTTTTAAGATCATTGGTATTTATCATGATTAAGCCCCTAAAAGTAAAAATAAAAGAATCCAGCAATAAAACGATATAAAGCAAAAAGCAAGTATTAAAAAGTTTTTGATAATTTCCATGTTTATTCATCCTCTAAATTGATTGATGAAAAATCGCCATGATCTTTTGCTAGCATCGCGTTATAATCCGCTAAATCATCGTCATATTGAAATTGATCATCGATAATATGCTTTTTATCGCTTATGACTGTAAAATTAAATCTTTTTACATCGTCAATGCTATTTAATGCTTTAGCTAGTTTTTTAATGTTTTGCATAATGCTTAATCCTTTCGGTTATGTTATTAGATAAGACGGCTATTAAATACAAGTTTTGCATGTTTTTAGAATCCAGCGTTACTATACGATCTAATTCAATGCATAATTGATCAATAGTCAATTCTGATATCGTTTCAATATTATCTATGGTTATCATTAGTAAGCCCCTTGTTTATATTGATCAGGTGCTATGCTATCCCATATTTGAAAATTATGATCGTATGTCATAGCTAGATTCCTTAAGATATGCTTTTCATTAATGCCTTTCATATAGGCTGCATGATCATCAGAATAGCTATAATGCCAATCATGAGCTTCTAAAGCCTTAATGTATTCTTTTAAGCCTTGCATTGTATTCATAGTGTTATATCCTTATATAGTGTTTAATAATAGATTATAGTAAATTGATATTTACGTCAATAGGTTTATCGGAATTATAAAAAGGATTCTTATAGTTTATGCCTAATGTATAACGGCTATAAGATCTTATCTTACTTGATTTATTGGTATGCTTTTCAATGAATTTAAACTTAATACCTTTAGCATCTAAAGCCTTTAAATAAGTAGATAGATCGCAATCTTCCTCTAGATAGGCATTAATGCCATTCTTATGGATATAGGAATAAGTACTTATCTTATCCGCTATATTAAGCTTTAATAGATCTTTTATGCTTACTTTACCCCATCCATGCGATGGATCAGTATATATAGTGATTGATTTCATAATAGCCCCTTAAATAATTAATAGTAAACTTATGTTTACGCTTTGAATAATAAACCCATTTAATAAGATGTCAATATATAATTGTGATTTAATTTACTTATCACATATTGACAAATGAAGGATAATAGTATAATGACTGATAACGATAGCCCGATTGATAATGATAATCATTCTCACTTGGATAATGTACATCCTGATGTCATGCCCGATATGCTAAAGGATAATGATATAAGCATGGATATATTGCCTAATGACAAGGCTTTGATTGTAGATAATGAAAGCAAGGATAAGGGAGGAAGACCCCCGCACCTTCCAACAAGCGACACCCGAAATAAAGTTTTTATGTTATCGTCAGTAGGAACACGCCATGAGGATATCGCCACAGTACTATCTATTAGTGCAGATACCTTGACTAAATATTACAAAGAAGAACTTGACAAAGGTCGTATTGAGGCTAACGCTTCTGTAGCAGAGACTTTATTCAAGCAAGCTAAAGAAGGTAACACAACTGCTATGATCTTCTGGTTGAAGTCTCGTGCCAAGTGGAAAGAATCTACACAGCATGAGATCAGTGGGAATCCAGATGGCATGCCTGTAGAAGTAAAGATTGTTACAGGAATAGACTAGCCCACCCCCTTATTTTTAAAAAAACGAAAACCTCTCTCCGAATGAAACGCCAGTACCCAAATTTTTTATAGGATATTATTATGGGATTATTAGATTATTTAGACGCAATGCGAAAAGCATCACCATCAGCAGTAGGTGTAGGTCAACTTACAGAAGCTGAAGCTGCACGATTAAAACAACTTGAAATGCAAAGACAAATGGATGAAATGTCAAGATTAAGACAAATGACTGATGCTTATGGCATGGGTCAAATGACTCAAAAAGAAGGCAATGCTATGGTTAATGCCATGAGACAAATGAACCCTATGGGCAACACCATGCAAAATATTCCAGCTAACGTAGGCGGTATGAATGTAAGAAACGCACAGCCACCTATGGACATTAACACGCTTTTAAGAATGATTGGCTATAGATAATGAAAGGTCTATACGCTAACATCCACGCCAAACGTAAACGTATCGCTGAAGGTTCTGGCGAGAAGATGCGTAAGGTAGGTAGTAAAGGTGCACCTACAGCAAAACAATTTAAACAAGCAGCTAAAACAGCCAAGAAAGGGAAGTAATATGCCAATGGTCGGAAAAAAGAAATTTGCTTATACAGAAGCAGGTAAGAAAGAAGCTAAAGCATACGCTAAAAAATCTGGTAAAAAAGTAGCAGCCAAACCTAAAAAGAAATGATTAAAAAAGGTAAAGAAACGTTCTCTGGCTATAACAAGCCAAAACGCACACCTAACCATCCTACTAAATCACACGCAGTATTAGCTAAAGATGGTACGCAAGAGAAACTTATACGCTTCGGACAAAAAGGTGTAAGTGGTGATAAAACAGATACAGCAAGAGCCAAGTCTTTTAAAGCTAGGCACGCTAAAAACATAGCAAAAGGAAAGATGTCTGCCGCATATTGGGCTAACAAAGTAAAG